TGTCGGCGCTATCGAATACACCGCTATAATAGGCGCCGCCGCCGGCCATGGCGACGATCGCCGCCGCGACGCCGGCCGGCAATGCCTCGCCCTGGTAGTAATTCACGCGCAGGTCGACGTCGTTGCCGGCCGTGCCCTTGTTGCGGGCGGTGAGCGTCACGACGCCAAGGGCGTCCGCGGCGGTGACGGGAAGATCGGCGGCGGCATTGACCGCAGCGGCGACCGCCGTCGCGACCTGGGCGGCGGTCTGCCCGGCGGCGACCGCGACCCGGACCGGCTCGCCGCCGATCATCAGGAACAGGGTGCCGGCGGCGGTGGCCGGGCCGGTGAAGGTGATGGTGCCGGTCGCTGCGACGCCGCCGGCATCGTCGTCCAGCGCCACCGCCCAGGTCTCGGTCGTATCGTTGGCGCGCTTCAGCGCGTCGACCATGTGAGCGAGCTGCGAGCCGCGGCCGAACGCCTGGGCGGCCTGGTCGGCCGAGACGATCCGGGTCGGCACCAGGGCGGCGACGGCTCCGGCGGCGAGGCGCTGGCCGATGACGAGGATCCGCGTCGGCGCGATGGCCAGGCCGCCGATCGCCTTCGAGCTGTCGAACTCGAGGTAGCTGCCGGGCGTCCGCACATCGAGCGGGATCTGGTTGAAGCTGATCATTGATTCTTGTCCTTGCGCGTCGGCTCGGCCGTGATCTCGACGAGGATGAGGTCGCCGTCATCGAGCCGGCGGCGGTAGAAGGGCGTCAGCTCGACGACGTCGTCCGGCTCGACAGGCGCGCCGCTTTCGTGGCGGACGCGGCGGTCCTTGCCGGGCTTCACGGTGACCCGTTCGGTCATGTGTCGGTCTCCAATATGACGTGGTCGGTGGCGTCGGCCGAGCCGTCCGCCGGGATCTGGGTGCCGGGGTCGGCGCTGCCGTCGACATTGCCGAACGGCGCCACGTCCCAATTGGCGTGGAAGGCTTCGAAATCGGCGAAGCCTTCTTCGCCGAAGTTCGAGCCGAGGAAAGTGAAGCCGGTCTTGAGCTCGAGCGCGAGCATCGAGACCTTGCGCTCCTTCCAGGCGGCGAGGCGGCGGACGATGCGCAGCGCGCCGATCTCGATGGAATCGATCGGCAGGCCGAGATCCTGGCCGGCGAGCAGCTGGGCGGCGTCGGTCGCGAGTCGGTAGCTGCCCGGCTCGACCGCGGCCTGCGGTCCGCCGTGCCGCGTCGCCGTCTCGCCCCGGACATTCTCGGCCATGACGACCAGGCCGAAGGTGAGGATCAGGCGGCCGCGGCCCCGGTCCTCGGTCTCGGCCGGGCGCCAGCCGGCAAAAGTCACCCAGGCCGCCGGCGCGGCGATGCCGCCCGCCTTCTCCTTCAGATACTCGTCCCACTCCTCGGGATAGGTTTCGAGCGTCCGGTACTTGTAGCCGAGCACGTCCTGGTCGCCGGCGGCGCGGAGGCGGGCGACGATCGCTTTCTCGATCTGATCGATCATTGCAGCCCTCCCGCCAGCCAGTCCTCTGCCAGCGCGACGATCTCGTCCTCGCTGTCGGCGCCGAGGCCGAGGAACGGGCGAGCCGGGATCGTGACTTCGGCGACGGAACGAAAGCCGAGCCCGCCGGGAAGCTGGAACTTCAGGTGCGGCCCGCTCTTCGCCCGGATCGTGGCGCCGCCCTGGTGGGTGCCGGCGTAGATGACGTTGGTGCCGATCTCGACCCGGTCGCGGCCGGCGCGATAGGTGATCGACTGCTTCAGCCGCGCCGTGTCGGTAAGCGTCTTGCCGCCTTCCTCCTTGGCGCGGAGGCTCGGCTCCCACTTCGAGCCGTCCGGCGCTTCCTCGCGGTTGAACCGCTCGATCGCCTCGCCTTCCTCGTACATGCCGATCTGCTCCATGAGCTCGGACATGTCGCCGCCGCGCTCCGCCAACCGGGCGAGCATGGCCTCGAGACGGGGAAGGCCGCTCGGCTCGATGATGAGCGAGGCGGACATCTAAAAGCCCTTCATCCGCTCGCGGGAGAAGATGCGGTCGGCGCCCTCGACCAGCAGCGCGCCGGGCCGTGCTTCCTGCTGCTCCTCGCCGGCGTCGAGCTTGACGATGCCGCGGGCGATCTCGGAGAGGGTCTTCAGCGCCGCGTCATAGCCCTTCTGGACGCGCGCGGGCGGCGTATCCCGGTAGAGCTTGAACCGGGCGATCTCGCAGGCGAGGTCGACGACCAGCGTCGGAAGCGGCGCGAGCGGGAGGCGGTAGGTCTTGGCAAGATAGGCGTCGATCGTGCCGTCGGCGGACGTCAGCGCCCGCGCGATCCGGGCCTCGCCGATCACGCCCGCGCCGGCATCGTCCGTCAGCTGGACGAGCTCGTCCTCGCGGAAGCGTTCGAGAAGATCGGTGAGGGCGGCGTAGGGCATCGCAGGAGATCGGTTCCGTCAATGGGCGGGAGAACCGGCGCCCGGACCTAACGCGTCCGGGCGCCGACAGCAGCGGGGTGCCCCGTTCCGCTGCTATGCTTTGGCCTTGCCGCCCCGGGCCGGAGGCTTGGGCGGATCGGCGGGATTGGTGCCGGCGCGCTGCTCCTCGCTGGCGGCCGGGTCGATCACTTCGGACACGTCGGCGGCGGACGCGTTCGGCCCGTCGCCGGTGCCCTGATCGCCGCCGTCGTGGAGCTGCTCGCTTGCGGCATCGGTCGCGCCGCCGCCGATCTCCTCGTCCACCTGCTCGGCGGTCGGAGAGGTCTCGCGCGCGTCCACCTGCGCCTGAGCGGCACCTACATCGGTTTCGGCTCCGGGCTCCGGGCGCACGGCCATGGCTTCGTCGAAAGCCCTGGCCTGCTCCTCCCCCATCTTAGGCAGCGGGAATGCCGAGCCATCCTCATCCAGCGCCTCGACGCGCAGCGCCGGCTCGTTGGTGAGGAGGACGAGCTGGGCGCCGGTGAGGGTGCCGAGCTCGAGCTCGACCGGCTCGCGGCCGAAATTGTGACCGGCGCGGCGGAACGGGCCGGCGAGCGAGGTGACGCGGAGGGTGCGGCTGTGCATCGGGGCCTCCGTCACGCGAGCCACGGCACGACGACGAGTTCGGCGGTGCCGGCCCAGGGATTGGTGGCACCGGCGGCGTCGTTCGCGCTTTTGAGGATGCGCTGCCCCTGCTCGCGCAGCGAGGGCGGCACGACCAGCTTGGTGGGACGGAGGCCGAGCGGGCGGCCGAAGTCGCCTTTCATGCCTTCGAGCGCGGCGTAGGCGTCCTTGTAGTTGGCGACCGTGAGGTCCTGTTTCGACCCCTGCGCGAACTGCCAGAAGCCGAAGCCAACTGCCATGCGGCCGTCGACGCCATAGAGATACTGTTTGGCATGGAAGACGTTGTCGTCGGTCGCTGCGGTCTTCGAAACGAAGGTGAAGTCCTTGCGCATCTGCAGGATGATCGGCTTCAGCCCGCGGCTATCGTCGATCAGGAACCAGGGCACGCCGGCGCCGCCCTGGGTGTTCGACACGGATTGCGGGTTGCCCGCCGCATCGAGCACCGGGTGGTCGGTATCGAAGAAATACTGACCGTCATAGCAAGGCGAGGCGAAGCCGGCCTTCAGGAGGTTGTAGACGAGCTCGTCCGGGAAGGCGCCGGCTGCGCGGCCGAGCTCCTCGAAGAGCGGCCCGTACATGCCGAGATTGTCGTCCTCGATATCGTTGCGGTCGACGGCGATCGTTTCCTCGAAATCCTTGTTCTTGATCGAGTAGTCGTGCGCCTTGATGTTGTTGATGACACGGTCGCCGATCCACTCGCGGATTCCCGGCAATTTGCCGAGCCAGCCATATTCTTCCTTGCCGGTCGTCGAACGCACGATGGTCGCCACGATCGCGTGCTGAGACGCCGCTTGGCCCAGCGCGCCCTGGAAGCGCGCCTGGAAGCCCACGCCGAGCGTCTGCAGATTGGTCTTGTTGATGATCATCTATAGTCCCCCTCAGCGACCGACACGCACCCAGACGCCCTGGGCGTCCAGCTGCACGATGCGGCCTGCAACCGAGCGCGTGCCCGCCCCATTCGTCTTCGCGACCGTCTGATCATCGACGACGAAGCAATTCTCGCCGATGTCGGCCCTGGTGATCGCGTCAGCCGCGGCGCTGTTGGAGAAGCGGAAGATGCCGGTCTCGCTGTCCGCAGTGATGTCTCCGTCGGCGGCACCGCCCACGACTTTCGCCTTCGCGCGCCCTCGGGCCATCAGGGTGGTTGCCTCCGCGCCTGGAACCAAATTTCCGTCTGCGTCGAGGCACGTGAGCGCCCCCGCGAAGATCGTCACGCCCGCCTTCACCGGGTCGGTGAAGACGCTCTCGCCGGTCGCCGGCGTGTTGCGGTCCTGGGTTAGCGCAGCCATCAGCGGAGCGCCTTCTTGGTAGCGACGAAGTCAGCCTCGGACACCTGGAGGGTGGCCGCAGCCGCCTTCTCCTCATCCGTCAGCTGATCGGCGGACCCAGCCGCCGTGCCGCGCTCCTCTTCGCCGGGCTTGAGGATAGGGGCTGCGCAACCAATGAAGCGGTTGAAGTCGCCCTCGTCGGCCTTGAAGCGGCTGATCGCCCAGTCGCGAGCCGCAGGAGCAACCAGCCCCTTGTTGATCGCGTCATCCACGGCCGCGGTGGCGCGGCCCTCGTCGATCTTGGCAACCTTGGCGATCACCAGGTTATACTGGTCGATCGGCACGAACTTGGCGGGATCCACGGCCGCGCCGGCGCTGGCCTTGGCCTCTGCAGCCGCAGTAGCGACAGCCTCCACGTCGGCATCAGCTTCGAGCCCGAGGGCCACTGCGACCTTGCCGAGGCCTCCCTGGGCCGCATGGGCCTGGCCGGCTGCCGTCGCAATCTCTTCGACCGACGCGCCCTCCTCGAGCGCGAGGGCCGTCGCGATCGCGAGCGTGCTGGTCGAGGCGGTGGCAGCCCCATCCTTCAACGACTGAATGCTGGCGAGGATCTGCTCCTCGCCGGCTTCTGCGCCGAGGCTGAGCGCCGCGGCAATGGCAGTAAGGCTCATATTGTCTTCTTCCTCTTGTGAAGCATGGGCGGACGCGAGCGCGGTCAGCTCGAGCGCGGGCCGGTTGGTCAAAGCAGCGTTGAAAAAGCGGGTGAGCCGGCCGGACTTCTTCTCGAAGCCGAACCAGGGGCTGATGTAGCGATACTCTCGGTCGACCAGGTGCTGGCGCGCCGCGGCGGTCCACTCGACGTCCTCGGCGAAGATGCCGTCATCCGTGGCGACGAGCTTGTCGGGATCCGCCCAGCCGGAAGCGACCGCGCGCCCGCCGACCTTCGGCGCCGTCTCGGCCTGGTGATCGTAGTCGAACATGAAGCGGCGGCCGCCGAGATGCGCGCGGGTCGCGTCGATCACCGCCTCGGCATGGGCCCGGTCCTCGAGCAGCCAGGCCGTGCGGCCGTCATTCGGCTCGGCGACGCCCATCGGGAAGAGCTGCACGCGGCGCGGCGGCTCGCCGTCGACGAGCTCGACCTCGGCCGCGGCGGCAGTCGCTTTCCCTTCCCGGCTGAAGATGCCCACGTCCGATGCCTCGTCATGCAAGCGGGCGCTGCGGCACCGCTGAGGAGGCTCTTATGGAGGGATCGCCGACGCTCCCTTTGCTGAACTATTTCAGCAAAGGCTTGCTGCGCACGTGAGTGACCGGCGCCCTTATCGCGCCGCCATGATCCTGATGCAAATGCGTGATGTTGAAGCGCAGGGCGAAAAGGTTTATCTAGGCGACCGCTGCGCGCCGTTTCGGACGTATGTCTAGGCCAGTGGGCATAAGACTGCGCGGTCTACCTCTTTCGCAGCGACTTGAGCACGATGCGATCTTTTCGCACCTCGTAGGCCGCCTCGTAGTGCGATCCCGCGACCGAGGCCCTCACGAAGATAACGGCGGTGCCGTCACGGCTGACTGGCGGGGTTCCACGCTCGATCTCTCCCTGGTTGAGTATCTCGCGAGCAAGCGCAATGTCCCCGGCCGCAATCGCCTTCTGCCCTCGACTGTCGCGGGCATGACGGCGGAGAATGTGGACGATGCGTCCGTGATCGAGCGAAACGAGACGCTCACGGCTGCCAATGCCCAGTTGAGCAAGCCGGCCGCGGGCGAGCTCGTCTGCCGGACCAAGATCGAAAACCGGCTGCCGAACGGCCGGCGCCGCAGCGACTTGCTCCGCATAGGCTGCCGGCCCTGTGCCGCGCCGCCAGGCGACCGGCCCGTCCGCCTTGGCGAATCGGCCGAAGTCCGCCTCGGCCGAGGTCGCGTAGCTCCAGAAGCCCTTGCCGATGTCGACCACCACATCTTCCTCGCCGACCCGCACCTCATAGCGGCGGACGAGCTGGTGGCTGCCGTCCTCCGCTTTGACGAAGTGCCAGCGGATGAGCTGCGGCAACGCGATCGCTTCGGCGGCCAAGCGGAGCTTGTCCGCTCGGCCGGGGACGCTGGCCTTCCCTTCGGCGTCCCGGAACATCGCGCGGCTGAGGACCAGCGGCCAGCCACCACGGTCGGTGAATACCTCGCCCGCCTCCGCCGCTTGCGGCGCGATGCCGAAGCTGCGGAAGAAGCCGTCCACTTCCTCGGGCGCCGGCTTGCCCGTCCGCTTCATGGGCCGGGCAGCGAGATCCTGCAGATACGCCTTCCCGACATTGTAGTTGAAGCCGGGCGAGATGCCGGCCTCGATTTTGGTCAGTTCGCCGGTGCGAGGATTGACGTAACGCTCGGGCATAAACTGAGGCGGCCGCTCCGTCAGCGACCAACCGCGCCGCGCCATAATGCGGTCGTTCACCGGCACCGCTGTGCAATTACAGCCAAAGCCATTGGGGCCGTAGTGGGTGTCCCACCACTCATCGTCGACCAGACGGATGACGCCGTGCCACGCCACATGTTGCGGCCGCGGGCGCAAGGACGCTTCGGAATGCAGATAACGAAGATATGGGAAGGTCTTCTTCGTTCGCTGAATCCGCTGCCAACGGCCAGCCGCATAGGCCTTGCGCATGTTCATCCCGAAGATCGTCCTGAGACGCCGCGGAGACCCGAGCTGGACGACCTTCTCGGCGCCCGTCGCCGGATCGGTCATCAGCTTCTTGCCCCACCAGCCCTTGGCCTCGAGCAGTGGCCGGAGGTCGGAGCGGAACTGGTCCAGCGTGGTGCCCTCGGCGATCGCCTTGTCGACGGCGCCGCGTATGTCCTCGAGCAGGTCGCGGCTCATCGCCTTGGCGACGGTGAAGGCGCGGACATGCTCGTCCTGCCACACGTCCTGCCAGGCGAAGCCGAAGGTGAAGCCCTTGCGGCGGAAGAAGTCGATCGCCTCCTTGGGCGGCAGGACGGGGACGTCGGCCGCCATCAGCCCTCCAGCAGCGGCCGGCCGGCGCCGTCCCCGAAGGCTCGCGCGTCGGGTCCGATCGCCGCGGCCAGCGGCCAATCCTGCTCGCGGTAGCGGACATGGCCCCCGCGGTTGCGAAGGAAGCCCGGTATGGCGCCGATCGCCAGATGGTGCCCGGCGCCGGCGAGCAGACCCTCGACCGCGGCCGCGGCATCGAGGACGAAATAGGCGCGCCGCTCGGCTTCCCCCCTGGGCGCCGCGAAATGGTGAAAGATCGTCGCCGGTCCACCGGGCAACGCCATTGCCAGCTTCGCCCGGTCGCCGGCGCCGAGGCGGGCGCCGGCCTCGATCAGCAAGCCGATCGGCTTGCCTGCCTCGTCATGGTCGAAGCGCGGCGCGCCGGCCGGCGCCTGGACGAGGAGCCCGGCGGCGTCCCGCACCGGCGCCGCGCCGGGCCGGCCGAAGCTGAAGATCTGCGCGAAGTCGCGGGCCGCCATCCATCAATCCCCATCCTGCGGTGTGTCGGCATCGCCGGCGAGCCGGGCGCCGAACGCGGCCCGGGCGAGCAGCTCGCGGATCTCGTCGTCGCCCAGCTCTGTCGAGGCGAGCCGATCGCGTATCTCCTCGAGGCTCGTGGCGCCGGCGACGAGCTCCTCGATCGGGCCGATCAGCGGCTTCATCCGGCGCTGCCAATCGGCCAGCGCGCCGGCCGCCGCGACGTCGATCTCGTCGGCCGGCAGCTCGGGCATCGATCGCGCCGACGCGGTGTCGTCCTCGACAAGCCGATAAGAGGGCTTAAGAGCCTCTAAGAGGGGGGTCCGGCGCCCTTTGCGTAGTCGGGGCCCGCCGGGCGCGTTGGGATCGCCAGGCGCGCTTTGTGGCGCGGCGCGCTGCAGCAGCTCCTCGCCCGGCTTCGGCTCGGGCAGCCCGGTCAGGCGGCGGAAGCTGCTGACGCCCACTTCGACGCCGAGATCCACCGCAGTCTTCACGGTCTCGAGGAACGTCTTGATGTCGTCGGCTTCGGGCTTGCCGATGCGCAGCCGCGGGTAGGCGTCGCGCCGCCCGCGGTTCAGCATCACCATCGGCACGACCAGGTCGCGATTGAGGGTCGCGGCGATCAGCTTCGCGTCGGCGCGCTTGATGTCGCCGCGAACCTCGCCATGCTCGTTCGCCTGGCCGGAGCCGAGCCCGCCGGCCGTGGCGTCCGCGGACGAGGTCTGGCCGAGCACCGCCTTCGACATCTGAAGATCGGCGAACTTGGCGAGCCGCTCGAACACGTCGCCATTCTCGCCGCCCTTCCGATCGATGAACTCGATGTCCATCGACTTGGGGATCGCGGCGGCCGCGTCGGAGCCGAGCATCGACAGCGCCCGCATCAGCACGCGGATATGCTCTTCGGGCGTGCCGTTCTCATATTTGCCGACGCGCAGCGGCATCCCGTAGGCGTCCATGAAGGTCGCCCAATCCTTGATGCTGAAATTCTTGATCAGGTACATCCAGGCGATCGAGCGGGCGAGGCCGCCGCGGATCGGCAGGCCGGTCTTCGCCGGGTGGACGTGGACGATATACTTGAAGGCCGAGAGCGGCTGCGGCCCGGCGCCGTCCCGGAGGTAGAGCGTCTCGCCGTCCGTCCGGTCGAATTCGAACCAGCGCGGGTCGCGCCATTTCAGCCGGCACGGCAGCCACGACCGGGCCGTGAGCTGCCAGACAATTTCGGTGGCGCTGAAGCCCTTGCCGATGGCGTCCAGGATGTCGAACAGCTCGGTCTCGAGCGTGTCGCGGTTGAGCCAGTCGCGGACCAGCTGCGCGTCCTTCTCATGCTCGGGATCGTCGGACGCCGCGTCGACCTCGATCGGCAACTGGGTGACGGCGCGCTTCCTGGTGCCGAGCACCGACTGGTAGTGGAGATCCTTTTCCTCGAGCTCCTCGGCCAGCTCGAGATAGGCGATGGCATTGCCCTGCTCGGCATCGCGGAGCAGATGCGCCAGCCGATCGGGCGTGAGCCCCTGCGCCGGATGATCGGCATGGATCGAGCGGACCCCGGTGGTCGTCGGCCCCGCCACCTCGACGGTCATGTGCTCGCGGATCAGCGGTCGGCCGTTCGTGTCGACGAGCTGCGCGGTCTTGGTGGGGGTGGTGTCGTTGGGCATGTTGCGGGTCCTACCAGGCGCCGGCGCCGAAGCGGCCGCCGGCGGAGGAATGGTCGTCGTCGTGGCGCGGGCGATCGGACATCCGCCCGCCCTCGGCGCGCTGCTCGCGCGTCTGGCCGTGGTAGCCGAATTCCTGGACGTTGCCGGTCGAAGCATTGATGGCGAGCGATCGCGCCCAGAAGCGGTCGCCGTGCCCGTCGCTTTCACCGTCATGAAGTAGGCGGACCGAGCCGGTCGAGCTTACGGCCTTGGTGATCGAGTGGAGATCTTCACGGATTGGCTTCTCGCCTACGGGCAGGCGGGCCCGCCGATCTTCCATCCGCTCCTTCATGAGAGTTGCCAGCGCGAACTTCGTCTGCGGAGTGAAGATTACGCCTCCAACGCGGCTCTCGCCGAGGCGCCGTTTCAACTCCTCGACAAAGGGCATGCCCATGCCTGTTTCATCAGCCTCCAGACGGGAGAAGTTATCGCGCCGATCGATGCGCTCGATCTCGGCATACTGTGCACTGAACGGCGCCCGACGCATGGTGACCACCTCACGCGGGTAGAGAACGTCGCCGATCAACTCGTCCACCCAGATGCAGGTGAGGTCCTTCTTGCGAGCGATATCGACACCGACGAAAATGCGCCCGTTTGTCTGCATAGGCGGAACTCCGCGTTCCACCAGCTTCACGAGCTCGCCGCTGGTTGAGAAGTCCATCTCCCGGATGTGGCCGTAGCCTTCGGTCTCGCACGCCTGGATCAGTTCGTAACCGAGCCAGGCGCTCGCCTCGTCCCGCCACTGAAGCTCATATTCCTGGGCCCATAGATCCGCGTCTCCCAGGCCGGCTCGGAGCTCCTCGATGTTGCGATCAAGGCCCTGCGCAACGGCCTGATAGATGTCGACCTGATGGCGAGACCAGATTGAGGGAACCTCAGTCATGAGGTCGTAGAATTTGTTGCTCTTGCCGTTCGGGGTTGAGACGACGCGGCACTTCCAGCCCTTCGATATGATCGGGAAGGCCGCGCCCCAGATCGCCTTCGAACTCTGGTGGAAGGCAAACTCGTCGAAGAGCACATTGGCCGAGAAGCCGCGGGCGGTGTCAGGGTTGGCAGGCAGCGCGCTGATGCGAGAACCGCCTGGATATTCAACTTCGAACATCCTGTAGCTCGCGTCAGTGCCGTCGTCGCGACGGACCCGGAATTCGTCCTCCGTGACTTCCGGCGCCGGACCGTTCAGCACGCCACGATAGAGCTCCCAAAACGCGCGCGTCATCGGCTTGACGTTTGCGTCCATCGCCTCCTTCGCCTGCCGCTCGCCGCGGGACAGGATTACCCAGCGCGTGCGCTTGCCGGCGATCTCATGGTCGATGCAATCCTCCACAAGCTCGGCGGAGGTGGTGAAAGTCTTGCCCGACTGACGCGAGAACATGCCGATCTTGAACCGGCTTCTGTCCGCCAGCCATCGTCGCTGATAGGGCAGGAAGTTGATGAGGCGCTCGCCGCCCAGATCATCAATTTGCGGGAGCGAGGCGACATCAGCCATTAGTCGAATCCCAGCAGGCGCTTGGCGCGCGCTGCCGCTTCCGGATCAATCTGGCCGTCTTTCGCCCCGCTTTCGATCTTCTTTTTCGCCTCCGCGAGCGCCGCCTTGCGCCCTTCGTCCCGAGCCCTGGCGACAATGTCGACATTCGTTTTCTGGGCGCTCGACAGCTGCTGCAGCGTCTTCGAGAGCAGCATGACCTCCATCGGCCCAAACTTCACCGCCTTTCCATCGCCATCCGCGTTGACGGATGTCATCATCGTCATCAGCATCGATTGCATCAGTTCGATGTTGAGCTGTGCGGTCTTGTTTTCCGGAGCGTCGCCCACCTTCGCGATAAGGGCATTGGCGACCTCACGGCTGTTCCGCAGGTCATCGCCGATCTCCTGGAGCGACTTCACGTGCCGGCCCAGCGCCGATCGGGACACGGCAGACGTCGGATCGAGCTCGAGCAGGCGCGAGCGGATCTCGTCGATCGTCCAGCCATGATCGATGCGGAGCTTGCCGATCAGGTCCTTGATCTCGGGATCGAGCCGGTCGATCGAGGACGGCCGGCGCCGCTGCGGCGAGCGCATGGCCTAGCCCTTCGGGCTTGGGCGCTGGACCCCCGGGCAGCTCGCCATGCCCATCGCTACATCCATGCCGCGCTCGCTGATGCACGCGACCTTCACGCCCTCGGCCGGCGAGCGGGTCGAAAGCAGGCCCTGCTCCTCGAGCCAGACGAGCTCGGTGCGGATGCGATCGCGGGTCGCCGGCAGGCCCATGCCTTCGGCAGCGGTGTGGATGATCGAGTCATTGGCTTGATAGCCCGGCGCCTCGGTGAGGATCAGGAGGATCGTCAGCCGCAGGTGACTGGTGAAGTGTTCCGCGTAGCCCTTCATCCGCGGGGGGCCCGCGGATG